TAGAGGACATAGGCGATCCTCTTTCAATACAATACATAGAAAACTTTGCTAAAAAACTAAAGCTACAAAGCGGAGGCAAAGACATTGAAATCCGAGACTATCAGGTCGAGGCTGTTAAACATACTATTAACAATGGTCGTTGTTTGCTTCTTTCCCCGACTGCTTCAGGTAAGTCTCTTATCATTTATAATCTTGTGCGCTATCATCAGCATCTTAACAGAAAGCAACTCATTATCGTACCAACAACCTCACTAGTAGAACAAATGTATGGTGATTTTCAAGACTACGCTTCAGCAGATACTTGGAAAGCATCCGATAACTGTCACCGAATTTACGGTGGCAAAGAAAAGTCAAACGAATTCCCAATAACAATTTCTACATGGCAGTCTATATACAAGTTTCCCAAGTCTTGGTTTGACAAGTTTGATGTTATCTATGGTGATGAAGCTCACTTATTCAAAGCAAAGTCTCTCACTACTATATTAGACAAATGTGTTAATGCTAAATATAGAATAGGTACAACAGGTACATTAGATGGATCTAAAACACACAAATTAGTATTAGAAGGAATATTCGGAACAGTTAAAAAAGTCACAACAACAAAAAAATTGATGGATGCAAATCAAGTTGCTGATTTAAACATCATTGCTATGGTATTAGATTATCCTGACGCTGATAGAAAAAACATGAAAGGAATGACTTATCCGGAAGAAATGGATTGGCTTGTTACAAATCACAAACGCAATATAGTAATACGGAATTTATCTATCACACAAAAAGGCAACACGCTTGTACTGTTCCAATTTGTAGAAAAGCATGGTAGAATCCTACACGATATGATTTCAACAAAGTGTCCGGACAGAAAAGTATTTTTTGTATTCGGTGGTACTGATACAGAAACCCGAGAACAGATACGCTCTATAACAGAAAAAGAAAAAGACGCTATAATTATTGCGTCATATGGTACGTTTTCTACAGGCATAAATATAAGAAACCTACACAACATTGTTTTTGCTTCACCGAGTAAAAGTCGAGTAAGAAATTTACAAAGCATTGGCAGAGGTTTACGCAAGGGAGATGACAAACTTTCTTGTAATTTGTTTGATATAGGTGATGACCTACAATGGAAGTCAAAAAAGAATTATACATTATTACATATGGTAGAAAGAATAAAAATGTATAATGAGGAAAATTTTAACTATAAATTAGTAAGGATACCTATAAATGGAAACTAATTACTTAGTAATACATTTGGCTAATGGGTTATGTTTAGTTGGAGATGTTTCATATGCTCCAAATGAATTTATTATAAGAAACCCATTACAGTTGGTTTCAAGGGAAGCTAGAGATTCTAGTGGTAAGATTATAGGTGAATCTATAAATTTCAAACCATACATTACAATGAGTGATGAAAAAAAGATAACTATTGAAAGACAGCATATTATTACATCTGTTAGTTTAGGAGAGGGCTTCATTAAGAATTATGAAGTTGTTGTAAGACAAGTCTTTAAAGAAGAAGAAATGGATATTATGGATGATGTCAGTGACGAAGAATTAGCAGCTATAGAAAGAGAAGTAGAAGAAATGGATAAGGAACAATTGGAGTATTATGAAAGACTACTTAGTGAGATACTAGGTGATAACAAAACCTTACATTAATATAATCCTTAAACGCTACATAGCTCATTATACAGATTGTTCAGGTACTTGTCAAGCATTTTATTTACTTGACAAATAGATAAAAATGTTTTATTATGTTTAATTAATTGGAGTGAAAAATGGCTAACAACACAGCACATTATATAGATAATAAAGAATTCTATCAGAAAATTTCTGATTGGAAAGCAGAATATAACACCGCAATTTCTAACGGTGATGAAAAACCTAGAGTTACAGACTATCTCGGTGAATGTTTTGTTAAGATAGCAAATCACCTAGCATACAAATCTAATTTTGTTAATTATACCTTCCGTGATGAAATGATACTAGACGGCATTGAAAATTGCCTGACATATATTCATAACTTTGATCCAGATAAATCTAAAAATCCTTTTGCATATTTTACACAAATAACATATTATGCCTTTATTCGTAGGATTCAAAAAGAAAACAAACATAACGAAACAAAATTAAAGTATCTTCAAAGTATAGATTTACAGGCTTTACTGGATGAAATTGACGGTGAAGATATGAGTGATAGAGATTATTTGAAATGGATAAGTGACCATATAGACACACGGGCGAGAGAAGAAAATAACATGAATGAAAAACTTTCCAAAATGCCTAAAAGGCGGCCAAAGTATTTTGATGAACGTCCTTCAGCTGAATTGGATTTTGCCGAAAGCTCAGAAAAAGATAAAAAAGAACTTGACAACGGTGTCTAAATATAATATACTTGTCTTATATGTTATGAGGATTGTATATGAAGGTTCGATATTCCGAAATGTTCTGGTCGTTTCAAGGCGAGGCAGAACTAGCAGGCACACCGACAGTCTGGCTTAGATTTTTCGGCTGTAACTTAGAATGTAACGGCTTCGGCCAAAAAAAACCAACTGAACCCTCTACTTGGGAACTCCCTTATAAGGAGTATGACTTGATTGATGTCAAGCGAGTAGAGGATCTTCCTGTATGGGAGTATGGTTGTGATTCGTCTTACACATGGTCAACAAAGTACAAGCACTTAGCAACTGACACCGATATTGAAGGTGCTTGTGATAAACTTGAATCTCTTTTGCCTGAAGGTAAATTCACACACCCCATTAGTAAACAAGAAAATATGCTTGCGTTTACTGGTGGCGAACCTATGCTACAACAGCGACAGATGAAAGCAATTGTCAATCAGTTTCTTGCTCGTGGCAATGTGCCTAAGATTATTACAGTAGAAACAAACGGCACAAAAAAATTAAACAAAGACTTACAAGACTTTATTAACATATATTTAGCAGAAATGGGTGTACGTTGGCATTGGGCAATCAGTCCTAAACTATGGCATACAGCAGGTGAGCGAGACGCTATTGATGTACATACCTTCATGTCATATATTGATGGTACTAAAAGTACAGGTATTATTAAATTTGTATGTAATGGTTCAGATGAAAGTTGGGCAGAAATTATATATTATGCAAATGAAATAAGATGGTGGTGTATAACAGCACAAATTAAAGCTCCTGATATTTGGATTATGCCAGCAGGAGCAACTAAAGAAGAACAAGAAGATGTAAGTAAAATAGCACTGGATGCTATGAAGTACGGCTTTAAAGTTGCTACAAGAAATCATTGTTATGTATTTGGAAATCAAATCGGAACTTAATATGAACATAGGCAAAAAACATTTTACTGTCGAACCTGAAATAGAAACGCTAGCAATTACTTGGTATGAAATTGAAGATTGTGTGCGAACAATTGTCGGCAAGATTAACTTTGAAGGAACTAAAATTAAAACTGTAGTTGGCCTTTCCAGAGGCGGGCTTGTCCCCGGTGTAATGATTTCGCACCAACTCAATGCTAAGTTTGTTCCTGTCATATGGCAAACTAGAGATGATATTGTACAATGGACTAACACTATTCAAACACATAACTCAGAAGATGTTTTGATTGTAGATGATCTCATTGACTCCGGTCTAACATATGAACAAATTAAAGTACACGCCCCGAAAGCTAAGTGGGCGGTCATGTATAACAAAAGATCTGATATAAAGGTTGACTTTGTTGCAGGTAATTTATATAATGATAGCAGATGGTTAGATTTTCCATGGGAGAAACAATGAGAACTAGTGAGATACGTAGGGAAATGAACCCCAACATACATGAAACAGATGTAATGTATGTAGTAGATCTGTATGATAATGGTGTTCTAATAGAAACACGTAAATTGCCTAACAAAAGTATTCATTATGCTAATGAGGTTAGCGAAAATTGGAACAATGGGATAATTAAAAATGATAAGTGATGTAATTAAACATAGGTTACAGGCAACAGGTATAAGGTATCATGCCTCAGATAATATCTCAGAAGTCATGCAAAATGGTGACAAAGAAGCCCTAATAAATGAACTAACTACAAAGTTTGAGGGTGTGCTTGACAGTCTAGTTATTGATAGAGAAACAGATCCTAACTCACAAGGTACAGCAAGGCGACTTGCTAAGATGTATGTGAACGAACTCATGTCTGGTCGTTATGATCCTATGCCTAATGCTACAGCATTTCCTAATCATATTGATGATGGGTATGATGGTATGCTTGTTGTACGTAGCGAACTAAAGTCAATGTGTTCACACCATCACCAGCCTGTCAGTGGTGTAGCATACATAGGTATCATAGCTGCTGATAAACTTATTGGACTGTCTAAATATACACGTATCGCTCAGTGGTGTGCTAGACGAGGTACATTACAAGAAGAATTGTGTAATGATATTGCTAAAGAAATTATAGAAGCAACAGGCAGTGATAACGTAGGTGTTTATATTCAAGCGACTCATGGTTGTTGTGAGAACCGAGGCATCATGGCGGGCAGTAGCTTGACACAGACAACTGTACTCAAAGGTAGTTTCTTTAATAACCCTGACACTAAAAAAGAATTCTTTGACAACATTAAATTGCAACAGGAATATTCTTGTAGATGATAAAACCTAATCAACCACAGTTTGTAGTAGACCTTGAAACACTAAGCACTCATGCCAATGGGTGTATCGTGTCTATTGGTGCTGTCAAATTCTCATTAGAAGAAGGAATACTTGAGGAGTTTTTTATAAACATTGATCCTCAAACTTGTAAGGATGTAGGACTACACTTTGACAAGAATACAATTGAGTGGTGGACAAAACAAAGTAAAGAGGCACGGGATGCTTGGATGAAAGACCCTGTACCTCTCACTGAAGCACTACATAAGTTTGCTGACTTTTATGAAGTGGGTAATCCCATATGGGGCTTCGGTGCTAACTTTGATATAAGTATTTTAGAATCAGCATACTATGCTATTGGGTACGACAAAGATAAAGTCTACGGTGAACACTTGCCGTGGAAGTTTTGGGACATATATTGCCTACGTACAATATCAAACATACTAGGCAAAAAACTACAGAAAACAGGCGTCAATCACAATGCGTTACATGACGCTATTGCTGAAGCCAAATTAATTATAGAGATATTGAAATCGTGAAATTAGAATATGTAGCATCGGGCACCTCTTATATGAGGCTGTCCAATCCATCTTTACAGGATAGTCAAGACAACATTGATTTAGTGAACAAAATATTTCATCACTTCTTTGATGACCAACCCGGTCACACATTCTCTTTACTATACAACGCATGGGCAGAAAGTAATTTCGGTCCTCGTCTAAGTAACTTCAAATCATCTATTCAGCAGTTACACGCTGACTCTGGTGGATTACAGATGGTCACTCTTGCTCATAAAATACCTAAGGGTACGGACATGAACACGCTGCGAGAAGAAGTCTATCAGGATCAAAGCAAGTGGGCAGATGTTGGTATGTGTTTTGATGAGATTCCTGTTATTACAACGGGTGCTTCTGATAGAAACGATACAACAAATAGATACTTTGACAGAGCAAATCGTCACAAGTATGCTAAACAAACAGCAGAGAATGTTAAGCGACAGATTGAAGTATTCAAACAAAACAATAGCCCCTGTAAACCTTTTATGATCTGTCAAGGCGGTGACTTAGAAACTTATCTTGAATGGACTGACACTATACTTGAAACAGTGCCTAAAGAAGATCACAATCGTATAGGCGGTGTGGCAATGGGTGGTGCGGCATTGGGTACAGGACCACTTGAAGACATACAGAAAGCATTTTTTGCTACTCAAGTACCTGTGCGAGACGAAACAGGTAAACTACACTTACATATCTTAGGAGTAGGTGCTGTGTCACGCATGATACCTTATCTTATCTTTCTACAGAATGGTATGTACGGTGATGTTCATGTATCATACGACTCTACAACTCACACACGGGCAGTAGAAACAGGTCTGTATTATATGTTAGGTGAGATTGTCAATGGACACTTTGTTGCAGGTGAAGGTAAGACTTTGAAGTATGATAGAGCAAGAGCATCTGACGCTCCTCTTGTGGGTGAAGCACGAGCATTTGTAACTAACAGAGAGTATGAGGTTATGTACAATGACATAAAAAAATATTGGCCTTTGTCGCTGTCAATTGAAAAGTTCCATGAAGTATTGAACACACCCTCTATCCCATACCTAGAACAGTACGGTAATTTGCTTGATTGGTATGAGGGTAGAACTGTTATGTGTTGTGCTAGCATAAAGAACTTCATGTATCAGGTTGAAAAATATATGCACGACAAGAAAGCACTTATTAAGCTAGCTAATAAAAAATATCCAACAGGCGCGGCCAAAGCATTGTTTGATGTAAAAGACGTGGCCACGTTTAACAAATGGATGAAAACATGGGCACCGATTTTCAAGGACAATAAAAAGTCGGCAAGCATTTCACACATAGCACCTTTAGAAAAAGCAACATTGCCCATATGACAGACGAATTTAGAATATCTTGGCTTGAGGCCGATTTAAAATTAACACTTGACAAACATAATGATAAGGAGTTATAATGGATAAACAAAAAGTTAGAAACGCAATTGTAGAAATATCAAATGCTATGACACGCGCGCAGGCAGAACGAGAACTTATCCGTGAGATTGTAAAAAAGATCCACGATGAGGAAGGACTTGATAAGCGAGTATTCCGTAAAATGGCATCTGTATATTACAGAGGCAACTTTCAAGACGAGACTGCTCTCAATGAGGAGTTTGAAACTACATTCACTAATGTAATGAGCTAATTATGAATATATTTTATCTACACAATGACACTAAGACGTGTGCGCAACACCATTGCGACAAACACGTGGTCAAGATGATTATAGAGTATGCACAATTAATGTCTACAGCACACCGTGTACTTGATGGTGATATGTATCAGGACAAAACTAAAAACAATCGCAACATCAAGCGTTGGCGAATGATGGATAGTAATCTTGAGAACACATTGTACAAAGCATCACATATTAATCATCCGTCTGGCAAGTGGTGTAGAATGACAAAGGAAAACTACGGTTACTTGTATAGTTTGTGGATAGAACTTTGTAAAGAATATACTCATAGGTATGGTAGAAAACACTTGACACAAGAGAAGTTAGAACATATACTAGTTAAGACACCTAAGAATATGTCTAGCGCAGGTGTTACTACCTTACCACAGGCAATGCCTGATGATGTTAAGATGACTGACCCATTACACGGGTATCGTAATTACTACAGAACATACAAGCGAGACTTCGCTAAATGGACAAACAGACAAGTACCGGAGTGGTTCAATGCCAGTAAGAAAACGTAATGTATTTATCAAGGTGAGCTTTCAGAAGGAAGGTATTCACTGTTATCCTGATGCGCCAGAGGGTGTTGAATTTCTTAAACACCCTCACCGCCATATGTTTCATTTCTATGTTACATTAGAAGTATTCCACGATGACCGGGACGTAGAGTTTATTTTATTCAAGCGTGAACTTGAAGGACTGTTTGATGAAGGCATCATGGACCTTGATTATAAGTCATGCGAAATGCTTGGTCAGGATCTCATGGACTATGTTGAGGCAAACTATCCTAACAGGCAATGTGTGGTTGAAGTATTTGAAGATGATGAAAACGGAGCAATAGTATATAATGCGTAAACTATTTTACATGGGCTTAGAGTCCTACGAAGCAAGATACACTCTACAATTACAAGAGTGGAATGAACGAGTATTTAAGCTACGTGGTATTGATTATGAGATTGTTCAGGGACAAGAACTTGATAGCTCTAAAGCCATTGTAACAGGTAGCGTGTTAGATGCGCATGGACGCACTTATTATAGTCTGAGTCAGCATATGAATCTGATTCAGAAGATGAAGAACGGTGAAGTGACAAGTGATGATGTTATCTTTTATGAGGATATGTTTACTCCAGGACTTGAATGTTTGCCATACATTATGGATCAAAGTCCAGATGGATATAGACCTAAAGTGTTCCTTCGTTTCTTAGCACAGACTACAGACCCAGATGACTTCCTAATACGTGAAGGTATGTTTGATTGGATGCGTAAGTATGAAGAAATGGTTGACCAGTTTGTTGATGGTATCATGGTAGCATCAGAGGAGTTTGTAGCACACCTTCGTATTGCAGGATTTAAGAAACCAATTTACGTAACAGGATTACCTTTTGGTAAAAGTGAAGTCTTAGAAAGAGGACCTAAACTTGAACCTTTAAATAAAAGGGCTAAAAGAGTTGCATTTGCTTCTAGGTGGGATGATGAAAAACAACCAGACTTCTATATGGATTTAGCTCAAGCATACTACAAAATAGATCCTGAAGTTGAATTCAATGTATTGTGTGGACACGAACTATTGAAAACAAATAATGAGTCATACTTTCATAGAGCATATGAACTACAGAACAGCACGGATGTAAACTTCGGGGTAATAACCGGGTTGACTAAAAATAAATACTATGAATATTTAGCAGATTCGAGGGTATTATTTAATTGTGCTTTACAGGATTGGGTTAGTAATACAGTTAGTGAAGCTGATACGTTAGGTACCTTGACACTGTTCCCAGCATATAGAAGTTTTCCAGAAGTGTTTGCTAATAATCATAATCATTTGTATGTTCCTTGGTCAATAGAAGATGCTGTTGAAAAATTACAGAGAATGTTTAATTCTATTGACAATAATGATCTAAGCAAGTATAATTTGGGTAAGATAAGTGATTATCAGGATGGTACTATTGATAGAACACTTAATGCCATAGAATCCCATGGTAGACGTAGAACAGGAAAAGAAACAGGATTCAGAGACGATTTTACTTTCCGAAGATTTGTTGCAGAGAAAAAATATGATTAAAAAAGTGTTAGTAACAGGCAGTAAAGGCTTTATTGGTTATCAAACGGTTCTTCAGCTACAAGAACAGGGCTTTGAAGTATTAGGTGTAGACTGGGCAAGTGATCTTACGCGCCCAGGTGTTTGTGTAGACTATGCTTCGGATACTGTTAGAACTATTCTTAAAGAAAATCAAATTAAAACTGTAATTCACTTTGCTGCAGACCATGAAGTGGGTCGTAGTATGGAAGAACCTTCAGTGTATTATCATAATAATGTTGCTAGTGGTATTAAGTTTCTAGACAAATGTATCCAATCGGGTGTTGAAAACTTTATCTTCAGTAGCTCAAGCAGTGTATATGGTGACGTTACTGATTTCCCCACAGTTGAAAGCACTAGAAAAAATCCTCTGTCACCTTATGGCAGAACAAAGTCTATGTTCGAAGATATTTTAAAGGACTATGAGCATGCTTATGGGTTAAGAACTTTAGCACTACGATATTTCAACGCGGCCGGAGCTGATATTAAAAATAGGCACGGGTATGAACAAGTCCCATATACACATCTTGTACCTATTCTAGCTAGATGTTTTGGTAAAAATGAAACCTTCACAGTGTTTGGTACAGATTATAATACTCCTGATGGTACTTGTATTAGAGATTACACGCACGTAGTTGATATTGCACAAGCACATATTGATGCAATTCATTATATGAATCTTGGCGGCACTAAACAAGTTATGAATATAGGTAAAGGTAATGGAGAAAGTGTACTGGAAGTGATTGACGCTTTCAGGAAATACACAGGAAAGGATATTAAAGTTATTACTGGTCCAAGTAGAGAAGGTGACCAGCCAAAAAGTTTTGCTGACATTACATTAGCTATGAATGAACTACAATGGGTACCTAGATATAATTTAGATGATATTGTAGAACACGCATATAAGTGGGAGAACAGATGAAACATTATTCAACGAAAACGTATGGGCATGAACGTGGGTTGTCGTGTGTATTCCGACAACCTAATGCCACGCACAGCCATTGTTCACTGCTACACGGTTACTCATTAGGATTCAGCTTTAAGTTTGGCTGTGAAGCTCTTGATGATAAAAACTGGGTAGTAGACTTTGGTGGCTTGAAAGAACTAAAGGATTGGTTAGAAGATAACTTCGATCATACTTTGGTTGTAGATAGAGATGACCCAGAAATAAAAGAACTTATGTCACTACAAGACAAAGGACTTGCTAAGGTTGTTATACTACCAGGCGTTGGCTGTGAAAAGTTTGCAGAAGAAGCATTTTGGTATGCCGATTCTGTTGTTAAGAATTTGACAAATGGTAGATGTTATTGTGTATCGTGTGAAGTAAGGGAACACGGTGCTAACTCTGCTATATACGAGCGTGAATGAAGATAGCTTTAGTTACCGACTTACACTTCGGTGCGAGAGGCGATTCACTAC